GTTAATTCTGTTGTAGGTGTAGAAACACCGAAGTTTTCTAAACTTACTCTAAAACGATACTGTAATTTAGGCATTAACAGACCTTGATTAGAAGCACTTTGGCTACTATTCAATGGGACTGTAAGTTTTGATAGTGTAGATATACTCATTTGTTTCTCCTATAATATTTATCTTATTATAATCCTGCTATTTCGCCAGTATTTTTCAATCTTAACGGTATGTAAACGAACTCAACTGCTTTGACTGGTTCAATCGCAATATCTAAATACAACTCGTTTCTGTCTATTCTTGTAGGTGTGTTGTTTGATTCGTCACATACTACTAGGAAGTCAAAAATTGCTCTGTTACCTACAAGTTCTAGTAATAAACTTTCTGCTTGTGCCTTGATTTCATCTCTTGTGATTTTATCATTTGGCTCAAACACGAATGGTCTTGCAAGTTTGTTTAATTGACTTCTTAAGTAAATTACTAGTCTTGATACATTGATTCTATCTAAAGAACTTGTACCAGCAAATCTAGTTTTTTGTCCGTAGTTGACTAAACCTGCACCTGTAATAAACGTAATTGGGTTAACTTTGTTTGTGTATAAAGTGTCTCTTTGACCTTCATTTAATGCTGTTGAAACAAATTCACCTTCGCTGTTGATGTAACCTGTTGAACTTGCATTTGTAATACCACCTCTTCTTGTACCTGCTGGAGCAAACCATGGGAAAGAAACTTGATCGCTTAATGCAATAGTTCTTAACATCATGTGTGATGCTGGAACAACAATGTTGTTTCCAAAGTTGTCTGTTGTGAATCCTGATGGATAAAACACACCCAAGTATGAGTTAGTTGAAACTAAACCGTTGTCATTATCTTCAACTGCTTTGTTTACGTTTGTCGCCCAGTTGGCTAATGAAGTTGAATCAGGAGTTAATCTCATTGGTGAGTCACCAAGTATAAACGCTGATAATCCTCTGTCAGTGTTTAATGTGATCATTTCACCAATCAACTCTGGATAACCTGGAGTTGCCATTACGTTGAATAATCTTGATTCGTCGTCTCTGATTTCTTGGTTGCTTGTTACTAATGCTTGTAAACCTTGTACAACAACTTTTCTTTGTGCTTTTCTTCCGAAAGAACCTGCACCATCTGTTTGGTTAGCAGACTCAGTTACCCATCTGTGTGGATAGTAAGCAGACATACTAGCACCACCTTGTCTTAAGTTAGTTGCTGTTGTATCAATACTGTTTCTTACAAATTTCTTAACGTTAAATCCAGAACGTCTTGTGTTGAATAACAATATACCTTTTGGATATAATGCTGGATCTGGAGCATCTGGATCTAAGAAGTCACTTGATAGTAATTCTGCAATAGTTCCTGATGGAGCAACTGTTGCCGTACCACCTGAAGTTCCAAATCTTGCATCTGCAAATAGGACACCGTTTTCAGTAGTTTGATCTGAGTTGTCTAGTACTTCCCATTTCAAACTGTTTGCGTTCCATCTGTAAATGTTTGCATATGATTCTAAATCTGCTGTGCTTATCCATAAGTCGTTTGCTACAAGAGCCGTTCCATCTGATTGTGTAGTTGGAGCAGTTGCTGAAACTTGTGGACCTGCTGGATCTGTATTTGTATAAACTCCAGTGTAACCTTTCCATGTTGTACCGTTGTGTACCATGATGTCAACTTGATCTACAACTGAACTGTACCATAGTTGTCCGTTTGTAGTTAATGAAGTTACTGCGTTTGCACTTGCAGTATAAGTTAAAATTTTCCAGTTACTTGCTCTGAATTGTTTTGGACTTGTTGCGTTTGTTGTTCCTGGCTCAAATCCTAAATTTGTTGAAGCGTTTGTTAAACCAATTGCTTCTATTAAACCATTTGTATCAACAATAACAAACTCACCACCATCGTTGTGTTCGATCACTACTCTGTTTTGTGAATCAACACTTGCTACGACGTTAGTAAATCCTGCACCGTTAATGCCACCTGCAATAACATCTGCGTCTGCTGAGTTATTGTTTGTTGTAACCGTTACAGTAATTGCACTGTTAAGTGCTTCTTGACCTACAATTGATTCTGCAATCGTAAATGATTTACTACCAGCACCTTGACCTGTTGCAACTGCTGATGATGTAATAGTTGTGTTTGCTGTGTTTTCTCTTCTGTGGATAATGAAATCTGTTTCAGTTGTTCCGTTACCGTAGTTAATGTAAAGGTTACCAACTGCAATGTTTTTTCCGCCACCTGCTCTGTCTAGATTGTATAATGCACTTTCGTTACTTGCGTAAAGTGGTGCACTTACTTCTTCCCAAAGTTTTGTTGTGCCGTTGAATTTTTTAACACTCCATTTTGCACCTAAGTTTGGATCAGTTGTTTTGAACCATAAAGAACCTGTTGGTCTTGGATTCGTGTCGCCTGATTTGAACGCTGGTACTGAAGTGTGTGGTGCAACTGATACTGCTGGAACATAATAAGTTCCTGCTGTAATACCTAAAGCAGTTGAGATCGTCATTGTACCATCTGCTATTATTACTGCACTATCATTTGAACCGTTGTAATGAATATCTAATTTACCACCATTAACTCTTGCAGATAAACCTGAAACACCAGCACCGCTGATATCACTTGCTATATCTGTAACTGTTGTACCACTTGCTGTGATTGTTGTTGCCGCACTGTTAATAGTGATTGTGAAATTTTGACCACCTGTGATAGTACCTGGAGTACCACCTGCTATTGTTGGTCTTGATGCTACCCAAGCCGCTGTTCCTACTGCAACCCAACTTCCGTCGTATTGTTTGTAGTATACATCGTTGTTTGTGTCTGTAGCCGTAATCGCATAATCACCAATTGAACCAACTGAAGTTTTTGGTGCACTTCCTAGTCCTGCTGATAATTGTGTAGTTGATGTGATTACTGTTGGAATTTTGTTTGTGAATGATTGACCACCTGTTACAGTTGCCGCTGAACCATTCCATTCAAATATACCATATCTTGAACTTGCTGTGTCAAACCAATATGTTCCTGATGCTGGATTTGCCGCTGGTGCATTTGCACTTGCTTCTAATTGACCTAAGTCAACATCTGCTCTTACAACGTATGCTCTGTTGGCAACACCTAAGTATGAATAAGCCGCTTGTAATCCAAACTCATTAGTTTCACCACCATGGATTGGATTATTGCTTGTATCTGTTTTGAATACTGGATCACCAAACGTTTCTGCTAACTCTCTTTGAGAAGTCATTAAGAAAACTTTGCCGGCGTTAGCCGCTGTTGTTCCTGATGCTGTTCCTGTTCCTGTGCTTGATGTTTTATCTTGTGCTGTCGCAACAAAGATCATTGGCACCGTGCCTGGTTCGGCTGGTGTATAAAAACTTTCGTCAATTACGCTGACTTGTACTCCTGGTGAAACTATTGCCATGTGTTAAATCTCCTAGTTTTAATATAAAACTTTTGTATTGTTTGTATTTATGTAATACAGGTAAAATGCACCAAATTAAAAGGCATCGAAAAGGGGTGGTAAAGGGCAGGTAAATACGTGTATATGAGACCTTTATGTAATAAATGCAACGAAAGACCCTCGGCAGTAAACTATAAAAAGGGCAACAAGACTTACTATAGAAGCCTTTGTGAAATGTGTTTACGTTATGGTGGACCTTCTGGTTATATGCCCAAATGGTATGTGGCAGGATATAGACCTAAGCAACAATGTGATAAGTGTGGTCATAAAAGTGAATACAAAGAGCATTTCAGAGTGTTTCATATAGACACTAATCTTAATAACTGTAAATTTGATAATTTAAAAACTGTGTGTGCTAATTGTCAAACAACACTGCACCTTGAAGGAATCCGTTGGAAACAAGGTGATCTTGTACCTGACTTTTAAGCGAATTTATAGTGCTGTCATTGTCGAAAACTTTATGAAATTTTGATCTTGCCCATTGCCATTCCGATGGATGTATGTCCTTAGGTTTTTGACCTATGTCTTGATACATTCTAAACCACATAGGAATTTGACCACGTTTTACCCACCATACTTCACCGCCTATGTCATTGAGTACTTTCACTTCATTTTCAAATCTAACATCGGGTATAACCCAATTTATGTCTGGATTTTCAGTCACTTTCTTCTTTAACATACTGACCCAAATACCATCGTAAAATCCATCACGCATACATTCAGTTCCAAATACTTGAAGTACATATCTTGGAGTAACTTTTTTCTTTAATTCTTTGCTCCAATAAGGATCTTCTTGTTCTCTCCATAGTCTACTTTGTTCGGTCTTGCCGTCAAGCAACGTTCGATCCCAGTCGAATAATGTTGCCACTGTGTCTTTAAGTTTATCTGCAAAGGATATTTTTACAAAATTATGATCTTTTACTAAATGATCTGCTATTGTGTCTTTTCCAGACCCTATTAATCCACAAATTCCAACTATCATAATATTTTTAACTGCTTTGTACCTTCTCCAATGTCTCCTTTTGGATATGTATTAAATGCTAGACTGATACGGTTGTGTTCTGGTCCTTGTTCTAATACTTCATGTTCTAACCAAGATGGAAACATTAATAATTCTCCAGGCAGTGGATTTATTCCATAGTAATCTGTATTGTATTGATTTTTATTTTCACCACTGTACGCCAACTGTATGTTTTGAAATGTAATGTTAGAGTATAGATGAGGTTTGCTGAAAATAATTGGAGCACATTTAGGAGTTGTGCTTATATAATATACACCACTTATTATACTGTTTGGGTGTGAATGTTTGTCTATGTATTCTGTCTTGTCTGTTTTGTTAATCCAACTTGTTGTAATTTGAAAATTTTGCACTATGCCTAAAACATCGCCCACAAAATAATTTATTGCATTTTGTATTTTGTATTTTAAATCTTTTAGTTGTGGTCTTTCAAGTATTTTCATACCTCTATTCATCATAGGTAAATCATCATCTGAATGATCTGTACCTGTTCTTTGGGAAGGATAATCCAACCCACGTACCCATGCCATAGACACTGGATCCATTACTCCAATGTTAGTTTTGATCAAAGGCACGGAAAATAACGGAATCATTTCATGTTGCATATCTTACGATAATACAACAAAATTACGGTAATGTCAATAGGAATTAGCCGATTAAGAAACTGTAACCTTGACCACCAGCAGTTTGAGTTTTGACTTCTGCATCCAAACGTTCCATTTCTGCAAGTGCTTCTTGTTTAAGTGCGTCACCATTTAATGTGGTTCCGCCTTGTGGTCCTGCTATTGTGTTAAATTTGCTTCTGGCTTCGCCAAGCATAAATTTGCACTTTGCCAAAGTGTAATCTTTAATCCATTTTTTTGCCAAATAGTCTTTGAATAGTTCCGTATCTGGTCTGTACATATAGACATACATCAAAACTTCTTCACCCTGTCTTGGTCTTTGTAGGATTGTTAATTTTTTAGTTGTGGTGTTCCATTTAAATTCTATGAAAGAACCAAACATTCTTCCAACCAATTCTTGGAACTGCGAGAACATATTGTAAGTTGCAACACCACCCATATTAGAACTTGCTAATAGGTAAGTGTTTGTGTAGGCAAGATTGAATGGTTCAAATAGTGTACCACCGTCTCCACCACCTGATCTAGAACCAATGCTTCTTCTGAAAATTTGTCTTACTTCAATTATCTCATCAGCAAGTGTATAATCATTCTGATCTTGCACTAATGGTAAAAATATGTAACTTTCTTCTACTGCATTGTCCGATCTCTGTCTGAATCTATCTAAGGCATCCTTTACAGCGGTCTCATAGTGGGCAGGATCCAACTCTACATCTACCATTCCGCCACCCAGCGAATTGAATACGTAGTCGAATATCTCTTGTTTTTCTGTGGTTAAATTTGCCATTTAATACGTTCCTTACATATATTTATCACTCACCACCATCCGATAAATATATGTCTATGCCTAGATTAAGTCTATATAAGCCGGAAAAAGGTCAGGATTACACGTTTTTAGATAAGACCGTAGTAGAGATGTTTACTGTGGGTGGAACAGACGTTTTTGTCCACAAATATTTAGGACCTAAAAATCCTGCTGAAGCAGATGCCACATCTGATGAACCTAGGTACGATTCAGTAAAAGAAACAAATATTCAAGATATGCTGTTTTTAGAAAACCGCGATAGAAAATATGATTCATCAATTTATAATTTAAGAGGCATTTACAACGTGCAAGATATTGACTTTGATATGAGTCAATTTGGTTTATTTTTACAGAACGACACTTTATTCATGACCATACCTATAACTTCTAGTGTGAAAGTATTGGGTAGAAAGGTGATGCCAGGTGATGTATTTGAATTACCACATCTTAAAGACGAATATGCTTTAAATGATTTTAATGTAGCATTGAAAAGGTTTTATGTTGTGGAAGATGTCAACAGAGCCGCTGAAGGATTTTCGGCAACATGGTATCCACACTTGTATAGAGTAAAATTAAAACAAATTTACGACAGTCAAGAGTTCAAAGAAATACTACAAAAAGACGCTGGTGCTGGAGATGGAAAAACTTTACGTGATGTGCTTTCAACTTACGAAAAAGAAATGCAAATTAACAATGCCGTTGTTGCTCAAGCAGAAGCAAATACTAAAAAAGCAGGTTACGATACAACAAATTTATATACCTTACAAGTAGATGACAAAGGTAAGCCTGAACTAGTAACAACAGATACTTCTACTTTAGATACAACAACACACAATACCTTAACAGACAGAATTAATCAAACGCCTAGTAAATCAGGTTATGATGGTTATCTATTAGGAGACGGACTTGCACCTAACGGAGAAGTATTTGGATTTGGAATTAGTTTTCCGAGTGCTTCAGACAAAGGTGATTATTTCTTAAGAACAGATTTTTTACCTAATAGATTGTTTAGATACGATGGTGGACGTTGGATTAAAATGGAAGACAATGTGCGTATGACATTATCTAACACAGATACAAGAAGCAACTTGAAAGGTACTTTCGTTAATAACACAAAAACATCATCTATTGCTGGTGAAACTGTTACAGAAAGACAAAGTCTATCAAAAGCACTTAAACCTAAGGCGGACGGATAATGAGATTAAGAGAACTTTGGGGAATACCTATACCAGGTACAGAAAAAGCAGTTGGACTTAAAAAAGTTTCAAAAAAATTAATGGGTAAAGTAAGAACTTATTACGAACCTGTTGGTAACAAGATTAATGAAAAGAATAAAGAGAAAAAATAATGCAACATTTTTACGACGGACAGGTTAGAAGATATATTACTCAGATCATTAGATTGATGAGTAATTTTTCTTACAAAGATGGTGATGATGCATTAAGAACTATCCCTGTAATGTATGGTGATATGACACGTCAAGTTGCACACATAATCAGAGATAATTCCGAAAATAAATTGCCAAGCATTCCTAGAATGGGAATATACATTACCAACTTGCAAATGGATAGAACAAGATTATCTGATGCAAGTTTTATTAGTAAAGTACATTTAAGAGAACGTTCCTACGATGCAACAGGCAAAGAATACCTAAACACGCAAGGAAAAAATGTTACAGTTGAAAGACTGATGCCAACTCCATACACATTAACAGTGAACTGTGATATTTGGTCAAGCAATACAGAACAAAAATTACAAATAATAGAACAAATTTGTATGTTATTCAATCCAAGTTTAGAAATTCAAACCACTGACAATTATATAGACTGGACAAGTTTGAGTGTAGTTGAATTAGACAATATAAATTTTTCTAGCAGGTCTATTCCTGTTGGTACAGAAACAGAAGTGGACGTGGCAACATTAACTTTCAGTATGCCTATATTCATTAGTCCACCAACCAAAGTAAAAAAATTAGGAGTGATTACTCATATTATTACAAGTATATTCAACGAAAAGACTGGGAACATAGACCTAAGTCAATCTATGCCAGAACTAATGGCATATCAAGATGACTATGACAAAAGTATTAAAGCGTCAATCAGAACAAATGCTGATGGTAGCGTCGATACAAGCGTTGCTTCGCGTAAAGATACTGCTAGTGTACAAGGCACAACAGGAACACAATTCGATATCTACGTCCTAGGACAAACAGCATCTATAATTGACAAAGGCGTGATAGGCGGATTAGCATGGAACGGATATTTAGATGTGTTGTTAAATTACAAAGCAGGTTTAAGTAAAATACAATTGAACAGAGAAGGTATAGATGTGCCTGTAGTAGGAACTATTGCATTGAACGAATCTAATCCTATGCAATTATTGGTCACGTGGGACATGGACACAATACCTACAGACACAGTAATAGTAGGACCTCAAGATACAAGAGGTAGTGTAGACTTTATTGTTGATCCTACAACATTTAATCCAAGTGCAATTAAACAAAATGGAAAACGTGTATTGCTACTAAAAGATATTGGTAGTTCACAAAACACAGATGGTGCAGATGCTTGGAAAAGCAACAGCAATGTAGATTTAATTGCAAGTGCCAATGACATTGTAGAATGGAATGGTGCAAATTGGCAAATAATATTTGACGCAAGTACAAATCCTGATCCAGGTGATAGCACATTTACACCAACATACATTACCAATTTAAAAACTGGTATCCAATATAAATGGAATGGTAGTGAATGGATATTAAGTTTCGAAGGCGAATATCGTAAAGGAACCTGGAAGATCTCTTAATCACATAATTATTAACATGAGCAGTAAAATTATAGGGTGCGGTGCACTCTTCTATACTTTGGATACCCAAAGGTTTTTAGTACTTCATAGAGTGCAGAGCAAACAAAATCACGTATGGGGATTAGTAGGTGGCACAACCGTAGATGAAAATTTATGGGAAGGACTACATAGAGAGATTAAAGAGGAAGTAGGTGAAGTAGAAATAAAAAAGAAAATACCTATGGAAACTTTTATAAGCAATGATGAAAATTTTTTATATCACACTTTCTTGTGTGTTGTAGAGAAAGAATTTATTCCAAAATTAAACACAGAACACGATGGATATGCGTGGGTAAGTTTTGGTAATTGGCCCAAGCCATTACACCAAGGTTTACGTAAGACTCTTCAAAATAAAATGAACCAGGTCAAATTAGATACTGTGTTCAAAATGTTAAAATTAATGTAATGATTAAAATCATCGGTGATGTAATGCTTGATATGTGGACACAGGGCGATTGCCAAAAAGTGAGTCCAGAAGCACCGGTGCTTGTAGTTAAAGAAACAAACAAAGATTTCAATGTTGGAGGCGCTGGAAACCTAGCGTTAAACCTATCAAACTTGGGCACAGACACGTGGCTTTATGGTGCCGTGGGCAACGACATCCCCGGACACAAAATCCAAGAAATTTTACTGCAAAATGGAGTAAAGTCGCATCTGTGCCAAGATGGTGAAATGACAACTACCAAAACTAGAATCATAGGACAGAACGGACAACACCTTATTCGTGTGGACAAGGAGGAGAAATATAAGGCAGATACTCCTGTTGAAATACTGCTTGAAAATTTAAATGAAACCGATGTGGTAATTGTAAGTGATTACAACAAAGGAGTAATCAAAAAAGATACAATAACGAAAATTTTAGAAAAATGTAAGAATGTATATGTGGATCCAAAACAAGGATTTAGTAGATACGTTGGTGCATTTTTAGTCAAACCAAATATGAAAGAATATGAAGCATGGTTTGGTAATTTTAATATTGAAACTGCTAAAAAAATGTGTGAAGATAATGTATGGACATGGCTTGTTGTAACTGATGGAGCGAACGGTATACACGTAGTCACTAAAGATTCTTATGATCATATTAAAAGCAATACTGTTGAAGTTGCAGATGTAAGTGGTGCAGGTGATTCTGTACTTGCCATAATTGCACATTATTTTAAAACCAACAATATGATTGCTTGTTGTGAATTAGCAGTTAAAGGTGCAGAAAAAATTGTGCAAAAAAGAGGAGTATCTATAATAGATAGATCAGATATTGAAGACACAGTGGTATGGACAAATGGCGTTTTTGATATTCTGCATAAAGGACATTTAGAATTATTAAAATTTGCGAAACAGCAAGGAGATAGATTAATTGTTGGAATTAATTCTGATGCAAGTGTAAAAAGATTAAAGGGTGACGATAGACCATTCAATAATGCTTGGGCAAGAGAACAACAACTATTACAACTGCCCTGGGTGGACCAAGTGGTTGTATTTGAACAAGATACTCCCATAGATGCATTAAAAGAACATACACCAAACGTGATTGTAAAAGGTGGAGATTACACGTTCGACACAGTGGTCGGAAATGACCTTGCCGAAGTGATAATATTTCCAACAGTAGAAGGTTTTTCAACATCAAACATAGTGGACAAGGTTAATGGAAACAAGAATTGAAAAAGGCAAATTAATTTGCACCAATGTAATTCAAAAAGAAGAATTTAAGATACTTACGGACAAAATGTTAAGTGATCATTTTCCTTGGTATTACTCGGAACACGTTGTTGAAGATGCACAAAAAATGACTGAGGAAAAAGAACAATTACAGTTTCAACACAACTTTCATGGAGTTTCCGATGTGACCACTGAACACAGTAATTGGGTAATGCTTTATCCAATCTTTAATGTATTGAAAGCAAATACTTTTATTAGAGTAAAAGCAAACAACATACCAAGAACAGAAAAAATTATTAAGCATGGATTCCATGCAGATACAAGAGTGGCATTAAGTTACACCGCAATTTATTATGTAAACACAACAGATGGTTACACTGAATTTAAAGATGGCACAAAAGTTCCTAGTGTAGAAAATTCAATGGTGGTATTTCCAAGTTACATGGAACACACAGGCACGACTTGTACAGATAAAAGAAGCAGGATTAACATAAACATGAACTACTTGACCAACTGGCACGATGAACTTACTAAAGACATAAGACCAGAAGGCGCTGATAAAATTATAAAATTGTGGGAGAATGTTAAATGAAAATTTGCTTAACAGGTTACAAAGGATTTATCGGAGATCATTTAGGAATGCATCTTACAAAACAAGGGCATGAAGTCATCGGCTTTAGATGGGAAGATTATAATCATTTTCCGGATCCGTCTTTGTATGATTGGATCATACATCTAGGAGCAATCACAAGCACAACTGAAAGAGACGTTGATAAAATCATGAAAACGAATTTAGAATACAGCATGAAACTTTTGGAAATGTGCGACAACATGGGTACAAATTTTCAGTATGCCAGTTCCGCAAGTGTGTATGGGAACACAGGAAATTTCAAGGAAGATGGTGACGTGTATCCATTAAATGCTTATGCTTGGAGCAAATACCTATTTGATAGATTTGTTAATTCTGTAATGGGAGAATTTAAAGTGCTTGTACAAGGATTTAGATATTTTAATGTGTATGGACACAACGAAGAAAAGAAAGGCGATCAAGCATCTCCTGTAACTAAATTTGCCAATCAAGCAAAGACTGGCAAAATAAAATTGTTTGAAAACAGTGACAAGTATCTACGTGATTTTGTTAGTGTAGATGATGTCTGTGAGGTACATGGAAAAATGCTTAATGCTGATGTTTCTGGTATATTCAATGTTGGCACAGGAGCACCAATATCTTTTCAAAAAGTTGCAGAACTTGTTGCCAAAAAATATGACGCACAAATAGAAACAATACCCATGCCTGCAAAATTACAAGGTCAATATCAGACCTACACCAGTGCAGATTTAACAGAATTAAATAAAAATATAGAACACAAATTTAGAACAGTGGAGGAATTCTTAAATGTCAATTAATAAAGAAGGAAAAATAGACAAAGGTTGGGGATATGAATTAATCTTTGCTTCCAATGATTTATATTGTGGAAAAATAATGGTTTTCAATAGAAAAGGTGCAAAATTTTCAATGCACTATCACGCTGTAAAAGATGAATCATGGTTTATAAACAACGGTAAATTTTTATTAAGTTGGATAGATACCAAAGATGCAACATTATATACCAAAGAATTAAATGAAGGCGACACATGGCGTAATCCGCCGTTCCTACCTCATCAAGTACAATGTCTTACTGACAATGGAAGTATTACTGAAGTTAGTACTGCTGATGATCCCAATGACAATTATCGCATAATTAAAGGCGATAATCAACAAACTACCGTTACTGAAGAAAAATAATTAAGCCTGTGCTTCTGACCAACGCAGTGTAACTGTTCCTGCAACAGAACCCGTTCCCGCTGTTCTAAATACGTTGATAGCCAACACGTCTGGACCATTAGGGAACGTACCACGTCCACCTAGTGTTGTGTTAGTTAAGGCTTTAATGGCGCTAAGAGCCAATGTTGCTCTTTCACCCGGTACCCCAATGAATGAAAAGATTGTTTCACCCGGTTGTGCATATGGTGGTTGTCCAAATGTAAATGTAATTGCATCACCCGCCGCAATATTACCCGTCGACGTCTGTGTGAACGTAACTCTGTAGAAGTCAGTTGTTCCAAATGTATCTAATGAGTCAACTGATGCCACTGTTGTACCTGGTGGGAAAGTAGCGTAACTTACATCAACTTCTGTACCGCTAACTGCGTTAGAAGCCTCCCACGTTGTTTGATCCATGTACAAGAAGTTAGTACCGGATAGATCACCACCAAGTGTAAATGTCACTGCTTGATTTGAACTTATTCCTGTGTGTCTATTACTGAATCTTACAAAGTAGTATGAGTTGTAGTCAATAATCTGTGTAACAACTGTACCTGAAGGGAACTGTCCGGAAGATACTGCCATACCTACTCTTAAACCTTTGCCTTCCCATTGTGCTTCAAGGAAGTATGCATAGTTTCTGTTACCACTCAAGTTGAACCAGTGGTTTGCTGTTGCAGTCATCTGTGCCTGTGTATTTGCTGTCGCTGTTGTTTGCGATGCACCACCGTTCCAGTTAACCGAACCACCTGCCGCAATCTGGGCAAAACTTGGCTGTCCACCTTGTGCTGGACCTTTCAAGTCACCCCAACCTATATCTGCTGGATCAATTGGATAGTTTTGTGGATTCAATACACCCTGTACAACCAACTGTCCGTTTACACCCGCCGCTGGAACGTCAGTTGTAATCTCAACACCGTCTAGTAGCAACTGGGCTCTGTTAAGTAGATCTCTATCTCCTAGGTCACCTGTCAATGCGTTGGATACTGACGGTGCTAGTCTTAATAGGAACACTGTTTGTTTTGTAGTTGTAAGTGCTAATCCTGTGGAAGCGTAACTGAATAGATATCCTCTATCTTCATCGAAGTTACCATCTGTTAGATATGCTGATCCCCAGTGTGATATGATCGGTGATGCTGTGTTAGATATTAACACAACTCCTGTGTTTCTAAAGTGTGTTGTTGCCGCGCCGGCTGTATAGTTTCTTGTAGCACCTGCGTTAAAGTTTGTAAGTGTTGCCGCTCTTGTGGCACCAGTCAATACGTCACCTGTCTTACCTGTGTAAGTGATAATTTCATTGTCTATGAAAATTGTTCCACCTGTTGACGGAAAGAAACTTGCATCAACTAATTGTACAGTTGTTTGTACAGTTGTCATATCTAATTCTAATCTACCGTTTGGACCTTCGTTGGTTACTTCGTAACGTACAGGTTGGTTACCTGTTCTCATAAATGCTTCTGTGTTAATGTTTGAATTTCTCATTCTGTGAGCAAATATAAAGTCACCCTTTTGACCTCTTGCCATCCAGTCAATAAATCCAGCCCCGTACCATGAAAATTGTATCCCGATCATCTGCATCTTAGATACGTCCCAATTGTAACCGCTCTTGCTATTACCGTCCATTTTATCTCTATTAAATTCTGATTGTTTTGCTTTTTTGTCTACAACAGCACAAACTTTTACACCAGTTGAAGTGTTGACACCTCTATAATCTGGAGTAACAAACATTGATGTATTAGAAGCAACAGATGATATAACGTGTGTCATACCTCTGATTACTATTCTGTCACCTGCTTTAACTTGTTCTCTAAATCTTGTACCAGTTCCTGATACAGTGTTACTGTTAGGTGTAACAGTTACTACACCTGCAAGTTGTCTTGTTGCTGTTCTTTGTACTGCGTTTGTTGTTTGTCCATCATATTCCCAATAAATTCCGTTTTGGTCATCAAATATTCCTGATCTTACAGTTGCACCATTCCATTGATACAATGATACCTGTGGTTGATCTGTAAATTCTGCTGTCGTTCCGCCAAGTGCGATAGTTGCCAATACTGTAAATGTTCTTTCATTTACAATACTTGCGATAGTGTATGTGCCATCATAACCCGATGTGGCAATACCAATCAATCTTATTCTAGCACCTACCTGTAAATTGTGGTCAACATCATCAGTCGTTACTGTGATTGTTGATCCCTGTGCTAATCCGTCTGCTGTCACAGTCAATAGGTCATAACTTGGAGCAAACAAGGCACCCGTCGTATACATACAACCTTTACCTGATTGATATCTAATGTATTTTTTAGATTGACGTATCGCCTGTGCACCGTGTGATGGACCACCTGTACCTAATTGTACACCTCCATCAAATGGTCTATGTATAAAGAATGAATCTGGTCTTGCATATACAAAACCTTGCCAACCTGAATCTGTTATTGCACCCGGAGATCTAACTTGATATTGTAATCTTGTTGAGGATGGAATTGCCGTTGCTAGGAATGGACCTGATGCAAGTATGTGATTATTGGCACCGTCATCTGATTGTATCACAATCAAGAATGCGTTTCCTGGAACTAGTCCGTGAGGAGTAGTAAAGTCTACCTGTATAGTTGCTAACGCACTGTAACTTATTGTGCTGTTCTGTGCGATGTTTTGTGAAATTGTTTCTGATATAGATATCGAACCATACACACTTAATCCTGTACCAGCCACTGCTGTACCGCTGTGTGTTTGTGTCAATATTCCGCCAGTTGTGTTTACACTTTGAACTCTTAACGTGATATCATTTGCCGGAGTTTGTCCACCTAAACTAGTACCTGCTATCACAAGTTTGTCACCTATTGCATAGTTCGAACCTAAACTTGTTATTGTAACTTCTGTGTATGCTGTTGAAGAGTCAGTCTGGTTGGATCTTGTAGCACTGAACTGAGCACCAACTCCTGATGGAGTTCTGTTTGTACCACTTACTCCTAAAGAGTTACCAGTACCTGTGTTTGCCGTTCCTGCCACACTGCCTATTGTTGTTACAACACCACTTGGAATATTGTTTACCGCTGTGATTGTAAAAGTTAAATCGTTTGTTGGTGATGTACCAAATAAATCTGTTCCTGCAATTTTAAATGTTTGATCAACGGCGTAGTTTGCACCTGGATTGTTAAGTGCAACGTTGTAAGAACCACTGTTCAGTGTTACGTTAACACTTAAACCTGTTCCTGTTATACCTGCTTTGTTAACATTGTTGTAAACCTGTGTGTTTACAGCCGTACCAGTTACTGTGAATGTTGCTACCGCACCTGCTGAAACTGTGTCAACAGTAATTTGACAATCATTTGCTGGACTTGTTCCACCTAATGCCGTACCCGCAATATCTATTGTTTCTGCACCTACAAATGAACTACCATTGTTGCTGAATGTTGCTGTATAAGTTGTGCCTGTTCTGTTTATATCAAACACTGCACCAGTACCCGAAGCGGATGTTGTGTATGCTGGACTTGTATAATCTACATTGGCATCTGTTGCCGTACCACTGATTGTTACACCTGTGATACCACCTGTACCGTTTACACCACTTACAGCCACATAAGCATCATTGGTTGTTGCCACTCCACCTACGTCACCGCCGCCTACTAAGAATCGATCACCTACTTTGTAACCATTTGTTCCTTCTAGTGCCGCTGTGCCTGATGTTGAAATTGTGTTGATAGGGCCTGCACCAGTAGAACCTGTGATTGATGCTACTGTTATTGTTAAATCGTTTGCTGGTGTTGTACCACCTAAAGAAGTTCCTAATATTTTTAAATCTTGTCCTACACTGTAATCGCTACCTGCTTGGTTTACTGATACTGAATAAGATGTTCCAGAAATTGCAACATCAAATGTTGCGTCAACACCTGATAAGTTTGTACCGCTTGATATTGCTGTGTAAGATTTTGTATCAACCGCTGTACCTGTAACGTTGAAAGTTAAAATTCCACCATTGCCATCAACTGCTGTTACTTCTAATGCCGCATCATTGGCAGTTGTAGCACCACCTAGATTTGTTCCAACGAAAGTTAAAATATCATTCTGTTGATAGTTAGAACCTAAATTTGTAATTGCCGCTGAATAAGTTGTACCTGTTCTCGTAATGTTAAATGCCGCTGACGAACCGTTACCACCTGTAAATGCAACTGTGTTATAAGTTACTGTCTGTGCTGGTGCTGTACCTAATACTGAAAGTGTTTGAATTGCTCCACCACCTGTTACTGCTGTTACTCTGATGTTTGCATGGTTGGCACTTGTACCACCAAATGTTGAACCGTCAATTCTAATTACATCATTGACAATGTATCCTGTACCTGCTCCGTTTACACTTGCAGAATAAGATCCTGCTGTTGCAACAACATCAAATGTTGCACTTGAACCTGCCGCTCCTGGGAAAGTTCCTACTGCTGTGCCTGTGTAAGTTGGTGAATTTAATGCAACTGTGTAAGATTGGTTTGTTTTTGTTACATTGAGTTGTGCACCTTGTCCTAATCCACCTTGGAATACTGCTGGTGTACCTGTTGTGCTTCCTGAACCAGTGAATGCAGATCCTGAAATAGTTGCTGTAAGGATTTCTCCTCCTGTGTCTACACTTTCTACTAATACTGTTGCGTCATTGGCTGGAGTAGAACCACCTAGAGTTGTTCCTGCTACAACTATCGCATCACCTACTGTGTAGTCTTGACCTGATCCCGCAATAACAACGGAGTAGTTTCCACCATTTCTAGTGATATCAAATGTTGCTAATTGTCCCGCTGGGTTATAATTTACACCTGCTAGTCCTGTGTATTGTGTAATGTCACCAATTAAATTTTGTGTAAGAGGTCCTGATAATGTTAAGTTATTTCCAGCGATGTTTGTGATTGCAACTGCGTAACCATCTCCTCTATCAATTACTGAGTTTTGCACAATACCTGCTGAACTTGCCACAGTAATTTCTGTAACACCTGATAAAAAGTCTCCTGTAACGTTTGGAGATGCTAATGAACCACCGGATCCGTTAGCACCAGTTACCTGTGTACCTGTTTGTATACCTGTTCCTGATAAAGGTGCACCAATTGGTGGCGTTGTACCTGTGTATGGTAAAATACTCGCACCACTTAAAGCACTTATTGTTGTTGTGAAAGTTCCTGAAGAACCATTACTTGCAACACTGAACGAAGGAAATCCAATCGCCGCTCCTGTGTAGAAGTCACCTTCTCTTAACTGTGTGTTAGTTGTAGAAATCGTTGTTGGGTTTGCAACGGCAACTTTTGCTTTTGCGTAGTATGTAAATTGTGTGTTACTTACAATAGTGTTTACAACAAATGAACCCGCCGCTCTACTTGAACCTGATACTGCGTTGTTAAATCCTGTAATTGTAAACGGTTGTCCTGCTTCAAAGTTGTGTGGACCTACTGTTGTCACAGTGATTAAAGATGAACCAATACCTTGTGTTCCCGCAGAAGCATCAGAAGTTACAGTTGCTATATCAAAGTCTGTACCTGGTACTTCATAAATTGATGGATAACCTCTTTGTGTTGCAATCGCTTGCCACTTCGTAGGCTGAAGTCCGTATTCAAAGTCAGCGTCAAGCATTGATTCTGGTTGTGCAACTCTAAGTCTTTCAATCGCATCTGTTCCAAAGTCATGTGGACGTGTTCTTACTTCATCATCTTCAACAAATATTTGTATTTCATCTGTTGAGGCATCTGCTGATGTATCAGCATTTAAAAATATTGTAGTGATTACATCATTTCCGTGATATGCCTTAGGAAAATCTGGATCAACAAATGCTGTTGTGTTAGATGTTCCTGTTTCGTATTCTCTTTTGTAACTTACTGTTGCACCTTGTGTCGCGTCGTTGAATGTGTATAATACTGTGTTGTCTGTAGTGTTCGTGATCAATAATAATTCTGCTAATTCAACTCTTTCAGGAATTTTTACACTAGATATTCCGTTTGATACCTGTGCAGGTAAGTTGTCTAAACCATTTTGTATCACGTCTGTGATTATTCCGAATAAACTCGTAACTCTTGTACTTGCCGCAGATTCACCTGCTGAACCTAAAATTGTTTGTTGTGTAACAACAGGACTCTGTCTGCTTGAAAATGCTGTACCAGGAAAAATGTAATTGTTGATAATGCTTTTTATTTCATTTTTTGTTTGTATTTCTGGTTGTCTATTTCCTGTTAAAACAGATACTTCACCGTTCCAGTAAGTTCCTGCGTTGTATCTTGATTGTTCATTTCCACCATATCTTAAATCTTTTAATATACCAGTTAGATTGTAACCCATATCTCTTTCACAAAGGTAAGAGTCATATGTGTAATCTGCAAATGGATAACTTGAAATCACTTCTGCTGGTAAAGTAAGTATTCCATTGTCAATCGCATTAATTATTACATCCATGTTTGACTTCATCAATGTTCTACCAGCCGCTTCTCCATTAGAACCTGAAGTGTTTTGTGATATTCCTTCTGTGTTTATTGTAGAGTTAGCAACACCTGGTAAGATGTAACTGTCGATCAAAGTTCTTGCGTAAGTCAAATATTGTATTTCAGGATTACCTTGGTCTCCTAATTGTAGTACACCATCGATATAGTATGTGTTAGATTGTGTTCGCATTCTTTCGTTACCACCATATCTTGTGTCTTTGTATGCCGCATTAACAACTTTCTCAACGTCTGCTTTGATGTTCGCTGATAAACCTGTGTAACCTGCAAATGGAGCCACGTTTCCTGCAACTTGGTTTTCAACATACTTGGCAACTTCCGCCTTGATGTAATTTAAGTTGTTTACTATTCTTGCTGATGCATTTGGGTAGGGATTGTATGCTGTGTCTGTTGTTACTCTTGAAGCAATAAAAGCCGTTGCTTCATCTTTTAAAAATTCAAAGTTGGCATTTAGTTGTGCCCAAGCATTAGGATAGAGATTACCTGTTGAAGGTATACCTGGTATAAATTTATAGTCGTTTATTCGTTTTTTAGCCATTCTTTTTCTATGCTCCTAAGGCAATACTTAATACTGTCGCCGTGTTATCTACATACGACTTTCTAGTTAAACTATTAGCCGTTGCCGGCCCACTTGTTACAGTAGCCGATGTAAATGCCGCCTGCGCCGCAGTTGTTAATCCTATTGTAGTACTATTTAACGTTCCTGCACTCGAAACCAAACTTGAAAAGGTTCCATTTCTTGGTGTTGTTCCGCCCACTGTGACGTTATCTAATGAGCCTACTGAAAGAGGACTAATTGTAAGGTTACCACTTGCTTGTGGACTTATTGTAACATCTGCATTTGGTGTTAAATTTACGTTTCCTGATGTTGTTAATTGTGCTGTATTAACATTCATGTTATTAATGCTACCTGTAGTCTCAGGATTAATGGTGATCAATCCTGTTCCAGTTGGTTTCATTTCTATATTTGCATTAACACCATTCTGTAATAAATTTCCTGTGTTTAAAATACTGCTGAATACACCAACACCAATTACTGATGGTTGTGTAACTGTAACCGTTCCGAACGGATTTCCATCACTGTCACCATAAAACATACTGTCCGGAGCATCTACTGGAACTGTGTAACTTAAATTTCCTGTTTGTTGACCTTGCGCCGCCGCATCTGTCAAAGTCGTAGATGTAGGAATATCCAAATATGTTGAAGGAGTAATTTGTGTTGTAATTAATGTTCTAATATCATTCTGTACACCAGAAAAATTGTTAGCCACAGTTGGAAATGAGTACATTTTAACTGATGTGTAATCGTATAGATTACTTCCATTTGGTTGTAAAGTTGCTGATGTAATTTTTGTTCCACTGTAAGCGTTTGCAACAGCCATTCCATGAATACTATCTACACCGCTGTATAAACTTTGACCTAAGTAAGTTCCGCCGTTGAATAAAAAATTAAGTTCTTGTTCACCATTGAACATTAATACTTGTCTTTGTCCTATTGGTGTAAGTTCACTCCAACTAATTTCAGTTGATGTATCGTTGTCTACAGAATTTAAAGAATAATTGTAAAATTTTCCTAAAGTAGAATTGTATTGGTCCATGTGTAGAAGACCATTGTAACAAATTATATTTTTTATTGTTGCAGATTGATTGTAATTAGAATATTGTAGAGCCAACTGAGCACCGTTTCCATAACCTATTATTGTAATTTCTCTTGTATCAACGTTATCATAATTTGCCAAGTCAGCAATAATTGAATCTAACAATGCTATATCATCTGCTTTACTAGATTGATATCCTACGTTCCATGTGTTATTGTAACCTTGAGGCGCAATTAACACTGAATTTGTAATGTAATTTATTGACGCTAATCCTGTTGCACTAGTGCTACCTGAATCATGTAAAGCAATTACAACTGGTAATTTTTTAGTTGCATATGACGTTCCTGTTGTGTCAGGCACAAAATATTGTGCAGTTCTATTTGCTCCAGTAGTTGCTTGTTGCCAAGTTTGTGAGAAATTTTTACTTCCTGTAACTAATGTCGAACCAGTTACAATGTTTGTGTGTGATAATCCTGTGCTGTAAAGTAATCCTGGAACAGCACTGTTACCTGTATCTGCTTTGTAAATGTTAAATGCTAAACTGTTTAAAGTTAAATTTATAGAATATGTTTTACCACGTTCTATAGTAATTGTTGGATTGTTTCCTGCAACTGCTGTACCGTCTTTTTTCCATGTAAAAGCACCTGATGTTTCCTCTACATTAAAATCTGGAACCACTGCCGGAGCAGGTGGAGTATATGTGTTAGTAATTGTACGGACAGTTACGTTACCTGCCGTATCAACTGCGAATCCTGTACTTTGAAAACCATTTTCACTTATGAAAGGTCTTTTTACTACTGCCATATTAACTTGTTACCTGACTTCCTCCCACTAATGCATTTTGCGTTGCAAAATAAGTGGCACTGAATATTATTTTAGATCCTGAATATTTCTCTGTTTGAGTTTTATCCGTAGGACTTACTGTTATTTTACACAATGAATTGTCTACTGTGCTGTCTATTGTTATTAGATTGTTTCCTAAATTTGTTCTAGCATATATTGTAAGTGCTGATTGATTGGGACTTGCTGTTACTAACATTTTAATAAGTTCTTTGTTGTTAGTATCGTAGTCAACTTGTATGGCATATTCAGCCGATGAAAACGTATTCACATGGAACTTGTCTAATACTAGACCGTCCTCTACAACTCCATATGGCCCATTGTGTGAAAAATTTAAACCATTCTTCAAAAGAAGCGTGTTTTTATCACCCTTGCCAAAAAATCTTGATACATCAAACATAGTCGAAAATCCCTTGTTATAGTGTATTTACCTAATTGGCAGTAGTTGTGGAATACGTAGATATAGGTTATTTACGGGCGTTTTTGCCGTGTTTGATAAGCCTTTGTACAGATTTAATAATACGTGTTTCTACTTCCTCATCCATAGCCATAATACCTTCATTAAGTCTGTCTGAAAACTCATCTGAAGTGACTCTTATTGGACTGTACACACGTTCATCTTTACCTAAATCAATTACATTGAATTTTTCATCATCTGGAAAAGTAGTATTAATAGGATACGTAGAGCCTATTATCACAGTTGCTGATTTATTATATGAATGAGCAATATGTTGACCCACTGAATCGCAACCAACAAAATGATCCGCTTGTTGAATAATACCCATCCATACTCTAATGTGTGTTCCCATAGGCAATGCCACTGGTTTATTGGGTATGTGCTTTCCAAAGTCTAATGGAAATTCACTCATTACCATTACACCATAATCTTTGCTTAATTTACGTACAATATTCCAAACATTTTGTAGTTCTACACTTCTTCCTGTAGAGTCTATTATGTCAGGTTGTTTTTCTTTTTGTTTTTCATCAAGTTTTTCTGGCTGTGCGCCTCTGCCGAAAGGTTGGAATACAACAATCTTATCTTTTCCTGTTTTTTCTTTGACTTCCGCAATCATTTTTCGTGCTAATAATATTTCTTCCTTGCTTAATTTTAAATTTGCTCTTGGCAAATCTCTAATTCCTTTATCATTTATTGCTATATCATATGCTTGACCTAAACTACATTTTTGATTGTAATATTCCCATACTCTATATGGTTCAGGCGATAATAAATCTCTATCTTTTAATAAATCTTGGAATAAATTTTTGTGCCAATTGTCATATGCTCTATAATGTAGTTTAGGATGACCTTTGTATGCATCTGTACCACCTTCGCAAATGATAATTGGATCTAGATCTGCGTTCTCTTCTATGTATTTTTCTATTGCTGGTATTGAACTTATGCTTCTACCTGCACCACCGTTTACAAATATTGCTGTTTTTCTAGCCATTTAAAACCTTTACTATCTTTTTGTACTCTGGCAAATATAGATATTCTATTTCGCTATGTTGTAATGTTCTTACTGCGTCTTCTAATGTCTCAACTAATGGTTCACCACCTAAATTAAATGATGTATTGAAAATTATAGGACATTCTGTTTGTTTATGGAACTCTTTTATTAGGTCATAATACAAAGGATTCTGTTCACGTTTCACAGATTGTATTCTGCAAGTACCGTCCACGTGAATTATACTTGGAATCTTCTCTTCTATACCTGGTTGACAGTTTACAGCATACATCATATGTGGAGTTTCTTCCATTCCACGTAGATCAAACCAATCATGCACGTAATCATGAAGTATTGTTCCAGCAAATGGTCTAAAGTATTCACGGTTTTTCACTCTGTTTACATAATCTTTACCGTCTTTGAATCTTGGATCAAACAAAATACTTCTATTACCTAATGCCCTAGGACCATTTTCACTTTGCCCTTGGAATATTGATACAATATTTTTATTAACTAAAAGTTCTACAACTTTAGAATCGTCACAATCTTCTAAAACAACACCTGGTCTGTGACATATTCCGCTTATTTGC